TCTTCAGCTAACTCTAAGTAAGCTATCCATCCTTGATATTCTTGGACGCTAATTTGCTGTAATTCTTGTAAGGTTTTACCAAGTTTTTCAGCTAGTGCATATTGCACAAATAAATTATCGTCCTTTATTAGTTTTTTTTCGTTTCCTCTAGGGTTTCTTGACCCATGATTTTTGTAGCAACGCTAATTAATATCTCTCTATCTACGCTATTTAATAAGGCATTTTTATCACCTAGATCAAATAACTTATCTCCATTCTCGTCCAATGCTTTGTATATAAGAACATAAGCCATCATCGTTAAATCATCTTCTTTGCTCATTTTATAAAGTTTAGAAGTTTCAGCTAACGTCAATGGCTTACTGAATATTCTTAGAGGTTTATCATCTTCACCCCACTCAGGCACTTCGATTACTCTTACATCTTGCTCTGCAAAATGCTTTTTTGCGTTATCTATTGCTGACATCGTCTTATACTGTTGTTGATGTTAAAGCACCAGTTCCTTGTACTGATATGCTTGCTTCAATTAATCCATCAAATGATGCACTTCTTGAAACACCAGTAACAATAGCTGAACCAGTATAATAAGTATCACCTGATGCATCACCTTCAGGATAGACATTTAATGTTACTTCTGAGCCAATTGTTAAAGCACCTTGACCTGAAGTATCAGTCTCATCCCAAAATACATCTACACTTCCTGAGAAAGAAGTCAATGATGATTTATAGGTTCTAGCAGAATCACCCATTGAAGTATCTTCTAAAGTATCAGCAGATTCCTCAAGAGAGTATGATCTTATTTCAGCTACAGCATTAGAACCGACTTTAACAGTTCCTTCACTTCCTTTATGTGTTGCCATTTTCTTTTACCTTGTCTTTCGACTTTTTCTTAGAAGAAGATTTAATTTTATCTTGCGAATGGACTGCTTCCTCTTTCCAACCCATATTCTTTAATGACTCAACTTTTGAAGGATGAGCTATTATAGAAACTTTACCATTTGGACTAATTAATTTCATAATTATCTCCTATTATACTGCTACGTCAGGGTTAGTTTCCTGTACATAGTAGTTAGTTAAAAAAGTCAGAGTAACACTACCAACTGGTTGTTCTCCTTCTCCTGTATATTCTATATCAGTAGATTCAATATAAGTATCTTTTGCTAAACCACCTAATGTCCTATCAGCCATTATAGCTTCTTCTACTTCTTTACTTATTGTATCAATAGTATCATCAAAGTTGCTAGTTGCTTTGCAATAACCTTCAACAACAACAGAAAGTTCTCTACTCATAACCCTATCAGTACCTATAACTATAGGTTCTGCTATTTCTGATTTTGTATATATGACTAGCGAAGGCAAAGTATTGTCTTGCAACGTATAGACTCTTGATTCATATACATTAGCACCTGTTGTTGTTAAGCCTGTAAGAGTAGTGCCAAAATATTCTCTTATTTGTTGTCTTACATGATTAGCCATTATTGCACCTCTAATAACAATGACGTCATGCCTAAATTATCATGCTCAAAATTAATTACTTTGTAGTTTGTAGCAGCTTTAATTGTAGTGCCATCTAGATTTTGTATAGCTGGTGCTGCAATAGTATCACCGAAAGCTATATTGGGTATATCAGTAGTCTTAGCTTGTGCTACTGGATTAAACCCTTGAACTGGTAGACCTGCTGTATCAATGTCTACATATTCTTGATTTAAAATTACATTAATAGAGATGGATGTACCACCTGTGGGTGTGTATGTTACTGCAATACCATGCCCATAGGTGGCATCCAAATAGCCGTTAAAGTCTCTATCAAACTCCATTGGCATGATTATTTCTTAGCTCGTTTTTTAGTAGGTTTTGTTTCAGATTTTTTTAAACCTACACTTCTATTTGTTTTCTTTGCTTTTGGTTTCTCTTTATATAGTTCAGCCTTTTTATTAGCTACAAGATCAAAACCTTGTGCTGCATCTAGTTCAACTATATCTCCAACGCTAACTCTTTGCTTGTTAGCTATTGTGTCTCTCAATATTAAATATTTATGCATCTTAATAGAGGTGGGGTTTTTCACCCCACCATTTTCAGTGGTTAATACCATTAACCGTCATTACCTAAACAGAATGAAACTGCATTTCTTACAGCAACATCTACCATTTGGATACCAACAACTCTAACTGTACCTGAAGATGAATTTGTGTATGGATCCACGATTATATCGAGACCGCCAAAAAATCCAACTAATAGGTCTGAGAAGTTACCAAAGTAATGGTCACCAGCAGTAGGTTGGTTAGAAACAATAACATTATAGTTATTAACTCTACCATCTCTATCTACAACAAACTGAGCTGTGCCTGAAGCCTTTTCAGTTGTTTTTAGAGTACCATAATTGTCAGCTCTCATAATGTAAGAAAGGTTACCTAGTAGAGCATTGTCTACAGCAACTTGGCTTTCCATGTTTACTGTTTCTGCCCATGTTGGGTTAGCAGCAGCAAATGTTACAGTATTAATACCTGATGTGTTCTTGATACCTGTTGGGTTACCTGAAGAGCCTGAGCCTTCTAAAGCAGCATCATCAATAGCTAAAGCCATGCTTTGTGCTATGTCGTTTCTGATTAGATTCTCAACGTCTAAAGAACTTTGTGTTAACAGTTGTCTAGTAACATCTGTAAAACAACCTAAAGTTTTAGGGCTGAGAGTCACGCTGCCAATAGCCATTTCTGACTCAGCAACAGCAGTTCCTTCGCTTGATACGAAAGCAGCAGTTGATGTACCAGTTTTCTTAGGTATTTTTACGTCACCTTGTAATCCTCTTAATAATGTAGCACCTGCTGACATTACTGAAGATGAGTTCCTCAAGGCTTCTATGAAATCCCCCGCACGGAAGTCTTGACCTACCGCACCAGCATCATCAGTTGTATTCAAATCTCTTTGATTCCAATCTCTTAATACTTCAGGTGGTAACATAAGACCCTGTGAGTTTCTTCCATATGCTTCAGAAGCAGCAGCAGAACATTCAAATTCAAATTCTGCAGCTCTTTGAGCAGCTCTATCTGAAGGGTTAGCTAGTGCGTTAATACCTCTTACTAGGCTAAATCTCTTCATTTCTTTTTTGCTTAGTCCAATATCTTTTGGAGTTTCGAGAGGTTTGCTAGCAATAGTTTCTAGTAATTCACCTCTAAACTCTTCAATGGTTTTGTGTTCAGCAATCGCTTTTGCAGCTAAGTCTTTTTGATTATGTCTTTCAGCTAACTTGTAAATCTCTTGTGAGTTTCTTTTTAATTCAGCTTTGACTTCTTCAGCAGATTTAGCTTTAACTTCGTCTAAATTGACTTCGTTATCCATTTTTATCTCCTTAAAAGATTGAGAACGACCAACACCAACTAGTCTGCTTTGATCTGCTGGAACTGATACAGAAGATACTTCCATAGGAGTCCAAGCTGCTCTATAAGCAACCTCTTTAGAGTCTTTTATTCTCATTAGTTTATTTACACGATATCCGACTGAAATATTCATTCGTATACCATCCTTCACGTCTTCAAACACTTCTGAAGCAAGTCGACTTTTACCAAATCGAACTACAGCAATTGTCCTTTTAGCTGTTTCATCTAGTCTGAAATCTTCTATAACACCTATTTGCTTAGTCATGTCATGATCTAAAAGCAAAGGTGCACGTCCGCTATTAATAAATTCCATATTAACATCGTCCGCTTTGTGACTTAGTATTTCCAAGCCAAATGATCTTTCAACTGGCTCTTCTGAAGATACGCCTATTCTTACCGTTCTCGTCTCTTCATCAATAAATTTTGCTCTTGAAAGATCAATGTTTCTATACCTTATAGGCATATCAATCACTTTTCTCTCTTCTTCAGGCTCATCATAGTTTTCCTCTTCTATGATTTCCTCTTCAACCTCTTCGGCTTCATGTTTAGCATATTCAATAACAACAGTCTCATCTGTTTCAGATATGTTCAAAATATGCCTATCTTCCTTATTTTCCATGCTTTTTTCCTCTTTCATTTTTTCTACTAGTCTTCTTGACCAAGTATAACCCGCATCGCCACCCCATAATGCCCATGCAATCCTACCATTTGAAGGGTAGCCATCCTCACCTTGACTAAATCCTTCTCCTTGCTTATCAACTTCATGTCTGCTAAAAAAACTAAACATTCTTTTAACAGTATCATCTTATAAATTTTCACCAGCTACTATTTGCCTAGCTCTAACAGCACCAACTCTAGTACCACCTCTGCCATGCTCTTCACGCCAATCTAAACCCTTCTGTGCTTCGGCCTTCATACCCTCGTTAGGTCTAGGCATCTTCTTCACCGCCTTCAATTACAGGCTCTATAGGTGCTTTAGTAGCACCAAAAGGCTGATAAGCTAATTCTATATCATACTCT